TTTCTGCAGAACGTAGTGGTCCGCTCGTTCCAGAAAGCAGAGACCTATGCCAAGGTTTGTGATCCCCGCAACATTTCAACACTTAATCCAGACCATCGGCTTCGTTATAGTGCGTTCATGTACTCCATCAAACAACACTTCAAACAATTTCGTTGGTATGCTTTTGGAAAACACCCTCGCGAGTTCGTGTCACGCTTGCGCGACATTGCAGCTGGGTGTTCGATGGTGGTGCCCACCGATTTCAGTCGGTTTGATGGTACTCATGGCAAATTCCTGTGTGAATTGGAGGAGATGGCACTCAGGCGCTATTTCTCCCCCCAATATCATGCTGAAGTGGTCAAACTCCACTCCAAGCAATTCAATCTCATGGCAACAACTGCGCACGGCGTACGCTATAACACCGGATATAGCAGACTGTCCGGGAGCGCAGAGACCAGTGATTTCAACACCATTTGCAACGCTTTCGTTGCATTTCTCGCACTTCATCATAACAACAGCGAACAGTTCGCCTGGAACAAACTGGGTTTGTACGGCGGAGATGACGGCCTCACACCCGACATCTCCCCTGAGATCTACACCCGGGTGGCTGACAAATTAGGACTCAAGCTTAAAGCAGAAGTTGTCCTCATGAATCAGCCAGTGACGTTCTTAGGCCGAATATTCGTTGACATCTGGACCACGTCCTCATCAATATGTGATGTCAAGCGGCGCGTGGGAGCACTGCATCTTACAGTGCAACCCTCTACACTGCCTGATAGAGACATTTTGGTCAGACGAGCCCAGAGTTATTTGGTGACTGATGCCTACACGCCACTCATTGCTGAATGGGCTCGCGCCATACTCAGGGTTTATGGGTCGGACACAATTGACAACTTCCTCCTCGCAAAAGAAGAGAGCTGGTTTTGTCAGTACGACAACCCATTTCCCCAAGACGGTCCGCATGACCCATTGGCGATTGGCATTGTTGCGGAACAGTTAGGCATCTCGTGCCATCTACTGTCAGAGAAATGCAAGGCATTGAACAGCGCCGTGTTGGTACGTCATCTCGATTTGGGCATGTTCATCCCCGGAGAAACTCCTGTCGAGTGTGACGTTGAACTGGACCGTTGCGTTAGGTTGGGACCTACACCAACGCCCGCCCCGGTTGTGCGGGCATTCGAAAATCATCCGAATGCAAAACAAAGCCAAACCGCGCCCTGGCGCAGTCAAACGAAACCCACAACCGGTCAGCAGCGCAAAACGCCGACGACGCAGAGCCGTCCGCGCAATGCGCAGGGCAGACCAACCCAAAGTATCTAATCTATCCCGGACCTTCGGTCAGGTCGAAGAGAACCTGATGTCATCCATACGCAATTTGCGCATGGACCCTCGGAAGAATGACTATTTGATGTGCCGGCTGGACCCCTTCAATGCTCCATCTAGCCAAGGAATTCCTGACGGAAACTACTTGCCGAAGATCGTCATAGATCACCGCATGTCGTGCACCGTCACTGTTGGTGCTTCTGGCGCCTTCTCCGTGGTGTTGTTCCCCGGATTGCCTCACTACATGCTTTTCAAAGCATCTGGTGCGACAACCGGCTTCTCATTATCCACGGGGATCGCCATTCCCACCATCTCCACGTACGCATCAAACGGCTTCTGGGTGTCCATGAACACTCCTCGCGAGTACGCCAACTTCCAAGCCCAAACAGGGTCTGGTATTGTGGAAGCAAACGTGCCTTACCAGGCCGCGTCCTTCCGCATGGTTTCACTCGCGATGCGCGCCACATACACCGGCACTCCCATCTCAGCCTCAGGCACCGTCACCGTCTATCGTGACACGGCCAAGTCTGAGGTCGGGCGCCGATTGAATGGACTGCAAGTTGAGTGCGCAAATAGTGTGGTCATGTCGGCAAACGATGCCTACATGACTGAGGTTGACATCCCGGCTCCCATCGCAGCCCTGACCCAAGGCACGCTCGTTCAACGTGTCGACGTGCCGTTACTCGTTCGAGCAAAGCGCAGGCCAGAGCTTACCCACACAACTGTGCCAGCCACCAAAACCTTCTTCGTCGATTCCACACAGACCTCAACACCTGCATGGGCTTCGAACGTCTGCAC